CGTTACAGTATCAGGAACAGTGACTATACCATCAGGGAGTACATTCGTAATTTTATAATGAGTAAATTAGAAACAAACACTATTGATAATGTATCTGGAAGCAGTACGCTTACCATTGGAGATAGTAATACATCTACTATTACATTAAAGTCTGGTGCTACACTTACAAATTTTCCCAGTAACACTCCTGCTTTTTTGGCAAAACCATCATCAGACCAAACTAGTTTGTCTAATAATTCTGATATTAAAGTTCTTTTAGGTACAGAAATTTTTGATACTGATAATGCTTTCGATTCATCAAGATTTACAGTGCCTTCTGGAGCTGCGGGGAAATACTTTTTTTATGGTCAATTAAGAATGCAAGTTGATAGTGATGGAGATTTAGATAATGCTTATATTTATTTTTTTAAAAATGGTTCTTTACTTTTACAAACTAGAACAGATTTTGGTGGAAATAATATAAGAAGTCATACTCCAACTAATGCAATAGTAGCTGATTTAAGTGTTGGAGATTACATGGAGTTGTATGGAGCTATACAATCTTCTAGTGCTAGATCATTTATAGCAGCAGACACTAGATTTGGTGGATACAAAATTATAGAATAGGAAAATTATGGCAGACGGAACATTAAAAGTAGGAACAATAACAAACAGCGCAGGATCTGGTAACATTACTATTGGATCGGGTGTAACTGTTAATGTTAATAGACCAAGTTTTATGGTTGGTAAAAGTGCTAATCAAACTAGCATCACTGCTGGAAGTTTTACTAAAGTAACATTTGATGAAGAAGATGTAGATACAGATAGTGCCTTTGCTTCAAATAAATTTACAGTTCCTAGTGGCGCTGCGGGAAAATATTTTGTTGGTCTTGATGTTCAAATGAACGCAGAAAGTGGAGCTGGAACTGCACAAGTCGGCAGTGTTAGAATTTATAAAAATGGTAGTGCAGCTATCAATGGTGGTATAGTTGATTTTAGAAATACAAATGGTCAAAAATTTAATGCAAATGTAAGTGCAATTATGGATTTATCTGCTGGAGATTATTTAGAGGGTTATGCAGAACTACATACTTCAAGTGGAAATGTTACTTTTGTAGCAAGTAATAGATCAACAAAATTTTTTGGATATAAAATAGGAGCATAATGACAAGTATATTAAAAGCAGACACGATACAGGACGCAGACGGTAATAACATTATCAACGAGAATAGTAACACGATTACTATCGGTGCATCTGGTGACACAATTAATGTGCCGTCTGGTGCAACGTTTAACATAAATGGAACTGCTGGAACTGGAATTGGAGTATCTGGAATATCGTCAAGTGCAGACGCAACAGCTATGACTATTACTGATGCTGAAAGAATTGGTATTGGAGAAACTTCTCCTATGGCATTAGTTCATATTAAACAAGCTGATAGTGGTATGAGTTCAGTTGATACGAATGTTACTCAACTTGTTGTAGAAGATGACAGTACTGCTGGGATAACTATTTTAGGTGGTACAAGTGGAAAGAGTACTTTACATTTTGGTGATGGTGCTGATAATGATGTTGGTCACGTAGAATACGATCATGCTTCAAATTATATAAATTTTAAAATGTCTGGTGACAATGTTATGCGATTGGCAGGTGATAGAGAAATATTTTTTACAAAAATGGCCGAGTCTGCTAATCAAACTGGTTCTCACTGGAAGCCTAATGGCTCTCAATGGCAAGTTCTTAATGCACAAGGTTATAATATTATAAATAGATCTTCTGATGATGGAGTTTATATATATTTTAAACAAGCAGAATCTACTGAAGGAAACATATCAGTAAGTGGAACAACAGTATCATATAATGGTTTTACCGGAACTCACTGGACAAGATTAGCAGATAATTCAAAACCTACAATTTTAAAAGGAACTGTTTTAGAAACTTTAGATGAAATGGTTGATTGGTATAATTTAGAATTTAATGATAGTAATGGAGAGCCTCAAAAAATTCCTCATCTATTAACTGATAGTCAATCTTCTGGAGATGTAATTACATACAATCATAATGGAACAGATTATCAAGCAACAATAGTTAGAGAAGCTGATATTAAACACATGAAATCAAAAGTATCTGACACAACAGATGCTAAAAATGTTTATGGTGTTTTTAGTCATTGGGATTTTGGCGATGATGATGGAATTAATGATATAATTGTTGCATCAGTTGGTTCATTTGTAGTTAGAATTAAATCTGGCGAAACTATTGCTAAAGGAGATTTACTACAATCAAATGGAGATGGAACTGCAAAAGTACAAACTGATGACAATATAAAATCTAGCAGTTTTGCAAAAGTATTATCAACAACAAAAATTGAAACTTATGAAGATGGTTCGTTTATCGTTCCATGTTCATTAATGTGTTAAGGAATTATTATGGCAATAACTAGAATAGGAAACCCAGCACTAGCAGATGTTCGAGAACCAAACTTTAGAAACATCATTATCAATGGAGATATGAGCCAAAGTCAAAGAAGCACAAGTGTATCTAGTATAACTGGAACTGGTTATAATACAGTAGATAGATTTAAACATGTTATTTCTGGTTTAGGAACTTGGACTGCAAGTCAATCAACTGATGTACCTAGTGGTCAAGGTTTTGCTAATTCTTTTAAAATGGATTGTACAACTGCTGATGCTTCACCAGCCGCAGGAGATTTTAATGTTCTTGCACAAATAGTTGAGGGTGCAAATATACAACATTTAAAAAAAGGTACATCAAGTGCTGAAAGTGTTACTTGGTCCTTTTGGGTTAAATCTAATAAAACAGGAACTTATATTTGTGAAATATTAGATGGTAATAACACAAGACAAATTTCAAAGTCTTATACAATTTCATCTGCTAATACCTGGGAAAAGAAAACTATAACTATGCCTGGAGATACGTCTGGTGCCATAGGCACTGGTGCTAGTGCATTTTTACAATTTAATTGGTGGTTAGCTGTTGGAAGTGACAGATCGTCTGGTACTTTAAATACTTCTTGGAACTCTACTACAAATGCAAACAGAGCAGTAGGTCAAGTCAACCTTGCAGATAGCACATCAAACGAATGGTACATTACTGGAGTCCAGCTTGAAGCAGGTTCGGTAGCCACGGACTTTGAATTTTTACCAGCTGATGTGAATTTAAGAAGATGTCAAAGATATTTTCAACAAGTAACAAGTAATGCTTGGTTTTTTACTTATGATAATACTACTCAAAATTCTAGACTAAACTTTTTTTTAAAATGCGATATGAGAGCAGTGCCTACAACCACTATTACGATAACTTCTGGAAGTTCTAGTGATGGAGTTCAATATAGTGATGTTGGTAAAATAACTTATTATCAAAATGGTGCGTCTGGATGTAGAACAGATGCAGCAACTAAATTTGATGCGGAGCTATAATTATGATTGAAACAGTAACAAAAAATTATTTAGATGGAGAATTTGTAAATTATACTATTATTAAAGATGGTATTAAACAACACGTA